ACCAAGGCAGACATCAAGTGGATGGAGGTCAACTAAGCCCCCCCCCCCTCAGTAACCCCCCCTTATATGGAGCATAGATCATGACTAGAGATAACAGCACACCTGCTGAATTCAAAAGAGAATTAACAATGAGTGAGGATGAGGAGTCAGTCCTTGTCAAGATGGCATCCTATTTTATGGACATGGGATGGATAGATGACGACAGTGAGGACGCATTTGATTCTCTAGTAGAGAAGATATGTGAACCAGCACCATGGGACTACTCATTGTGACAATATATGTACATACACACATGTACCCACACCACACACACAGTGTGGTGTATAATAATAGTATACACAGTTAACACACTACATTATGTCATTCTTTAATTACGTTGATTCAACAGACTACGACCTCACAAATGAGGATATGCTTAGATGCTGCTATGATGAGGTAGTAGCAGAGTATACAGACACAGGCGACATTGCCATGTGTGGTGAGAAGTTCTTACAGGACGCTGCTAGATTCAAACTAGAAGACTTTAAGAACTGGATGAGACCACTCTTTCACTCTGACGACTTCGAGGACAGCGAAGGCAATTAGAGAGGGACAGCGGTTGGGGGTTCGCCCCCGCCCCCCCTATAATAAAAGAGTCCCAACGAGCTAACCTACAAAAGTGGGTACGTGCGTTTCAAAAATATTATAAAAATTTTTCTCAGGTAAAAACCCCCCTATGATTTTTCTATCGTGCCCCCCTGTGTATACCTTACCAGGTACTTGGAGTAAATGTAATGCTCTGATTCCTCACGCAAACTATGATCCGAACAGTACTTTCGGAATCTCCATACTCGTGATACTTGTTATTATGTCTGCGTATGGCATATATAAAGCATTCTTTAATAACGAAGGTCTCACTGACCAATGGGATGAACACGATGACTAATTATGGACTGGAAGTTATATTCTGGGTAATACTCGGAGTAGTTCTGATATATCAATACGAAGAGGGTAAAAAGAAATGAAGATACTGGAATACCTAGTCTTGATAGGATTTATAGTAGGTTTATGTATTGTATTCCTGTTTGAGATATTAGATCTATTCCTTTTCAGACCAATTTACCAAAAATTATTTAAAAAGAAAAAACGTAGAAGAAGAAGATGAAACTAACACAAGAACTCATAGACCAGATACAGGAAGCTATGCTTCATACTAAGAAGGATGGTAGTATTAACTGGAAGGAAGATGACGAGGTAGTCGTACAACTCGCAGGTACCTTTGCTGCTGACAGGTTCATAGTCATTAAGAACAAGACAAAGAGTCCTGTAGTAAGTGCTGAACCACATCCATACTTCGATTACGAGAAGAAGGAGTTTGATTACAAGAAGAGAGATGAACTTAGATCTACTGACTGAGGAAGAGTTTGAAGAACTCTGTAAAATACTGGAGATAGAGTATTATAGATACTATACAGGGACAGACTCTACAGATGAATGACATAACCTTATTCGTATATTTCATATGCTTCGCAGCAGTGCTAGGAGCATCTTTTGCGTTTATGTGGCGAAGCATGTCATCTGTACTCATGACACTTGACACAAAACCTAAAACATCTTATAATATACACCCAGAGATGAAGGACGTTGAGGATGGAGACGAGTTGATTGTCTTTACACCTTACATTGAAGAAGAAAATGATTAAGTGGATAGGATTATCATTGGGAGTACTCGTAGGAGTCTCTCATATTGCTATGATCGGAATGATCTCACAGCATAAAGAAGAGAAGGGTTTACCAGTAATCAATGTACCAGAGGGTGATTACGGTTCTTTCCAAGCGGAAGTTAGCGAAGATAGTTATAGAATAGCATGGAAAGCAAATGATCCAAAGACTGCGTACATTACTAAGGACATCAAAGAGAAGGGTGGATTCCTCGGACTTGCTAATAACACTACCAAGGTAGTTGAAGAGTACTTCATGGATGGTAAGATCAACCAAGGAGGAGCAGTAAGTAACAAGAGAAGTTGGTTAGCACCTTACCAAGAGTTTACTGACAGCAATCCCGAACTCTCAGATAAGGATTTAGCATGTATTAAAGCAGTAGGTAGTGCTGAAGGTACAGGGAGATTAGTCGGAACAAGCGTTGGAGCAGCAGCAGCACCCGCAGTGAGTAGTATACCCTTCGTTGGTTGGGTAGCAGCAGGTTGGATAGCTATGTTTGGTGGAGAGCAAGGGGCAGATATCGGTGGTAACATGGCAGAGGGGTTGAATAAGAACTGTTAATGTGGAGAATCTGGGCGAAAGCACTCGGAGATAAGTCTGGAAAGTCGAATCGAGAGGCAGATATTATTGCGGGTATACGTACTTTTATCTTTATACAACTTATAGTCACTAACTGCTTCATTGTAGCAGGTAACATTAGGCATTGGAATGATGCTCACATGGACAAATCCTTAAGCAACCCTAAAGAATTTGTGAATTTGTGTTGACTCGGTGACAATATGTGTTATAATTAGAAGGAAGACAACTAGCTAGAGGGTATGAAGTACATTCTTTACGACGATAGATCCCAATTTATCGGTAAATTCCATTCAGTTTACGAACTAAGGAAATTTTTATGTGATCGTAAGTATCAAATTGACTGCGATAGAGATATATCATGTACTTTTGACTACATTAAGTCTATCAAATGGTTTTTTGATATAGAAGAATGACTCAGCAAGAGATATCTGACGTTTTCTATGCTCTCAAATCACAAATTGAAGCATTAGAGACCCGCCTTAATAGCATGGAGCTTCTTATGAAGCGACCAAATAAGGAAAATTATGAAAAATTAGTAGACGTAGTACTCGAACATGACGAAAAACTCAACAAACTCTAAGATCTATCACCTTTATTGGGAAGATCGTTGTATAATGAGAGGAGTCGAAGAAGAAGACTTCCATCCCATCTGGGAAAAACTGATGTGGGTATATAATACGGAGTTGAATTACGTAGAAATCACTATGGAAGACGATGAGACCATGGCGATTACAGATACTTCGTACTGAAACCCAAAAAATCGCGTAAAAATCGCGTCGTTGGACTCTAAATAATTAAAAAAAGACTATGGAAGCAGAATTTCTGTTACTTGAAGGAGAATTCACGATCCGTAAGGATGGAGAATTGCTAAATTTTACTAAAATCTCGGATATTCCCGAAAAATTTGATCATGTAATCAGATTTTTACCAAAAATGCCTGATGAACCGCATGATGTTGGTGATCATGTCCATATTAATAACTTTACAGACTATCTAAATATGTTACAAGCAAGGGAGCAAAGATAAATGCCCGCAGTTACACGCAAAGGAGACGCAGATACACCTCATTGTTCTGGTATGACCAGAAGTGGGGCATCAACTAATGTCTTCGTTAACGGAATTGGTGTTTCTCGTCAAGGGGACAACAATACAACTCATTTATTACCAGGCGACCCATGCCCTCCACACTCAGCAGCAATAGCTACTGGAAGTAGCACAGTCTTTGTAAATGGCAAAGGATGTGGTAGAGTAGGAGATGCTACATGTACATCTGTAGCAGCAGGCTCACCAAACGTATTCGCAAATTAAATTATGGCAATGACATGGAATACTGGAAACAGTATTGAATCGAAACCAAAGAAAACAAGACAGGGTAAAGGACAACATTCCAAATACGCTGCTACATCAAGAAACAAAGCAAAGAAGAGACCCCGTGGGCAAGGCTAAGAGAATTAAAGACGGTGGAAGGAACGCAAATATCCCCGTAGACATGTCAGATGACTTCTATGACAATGGAAATGAGTACTGTAGATACTTAATTACCGATCCTCGTAGTGATAGACAGGGCAAGAAGAGAAAACCTTTTGAAAAACGTGTCTAAATAACTCTTGAGGCAATATACATTGTTATATGACAAGTTCGGGTGCTCTACCCAGTCGTGCGTTTAAGGATTTTGACTTATCTTTTAGAAGAAATCCAATAACTAATGACGTTAATACTTTAAAGAACGAGAATGCTATCAAAGAAGCTGTAAAGAACATTGTTCGATACAACTTTTATGAGAAACCATTCTTACCGAATTATGGTGGCAACATAACTGGAGCACTATTCGAGTTATATGAATCAGGACAGTCATCTCTTATTGAAGAACAGATAAAGAACATCATCAATCTATACGAGCCACGTGTTGTGTGCTATAGAGTGATCAGTGAGTTCAATGAAAGAGACAACGACTTACAGGTTGAGATATATTACCTAATCACAGGTCTACCAAATGTGATTGATAATTTAGAAGTTATACTGAAGCGATAATGGCATTAACCCAAGTCAACTCGTTAGAATTTAACGAGATTAAGTCACAACTAAAAGCGTATTTAAAAGGACAAGCAGAATTCTCCGATTACGACTTTGAAGGATCCTCCCTGTCAACCTTATTAGATGTACTTGCTTATAACTCATATTACTCAGCAATCAATGCTAACCTAGCAATCAATGAGAACTTCCTAGACACTGCAGTTCTAAGAGAGAATGTAGTAAAGTTAGCTAAACTAATAGGATATACCCCAAGGAGTGCTAGAAGTGCCCGTGCGACGTTTACAGTGGTCATACAGACAGTATATGGCACAGGGTCTAATGGTAGGGGATACCCAGAATCAGTACAAATCAATAAAGGGGTGTTTACATCCTTTACAGGAGAAGGTGGAACCAACTATATCTTCTCTATACCCAAAGACTTAATCGTATCTGTTAATACACTTGATGGTACAGCAACATTTACAGATGTAACAGCATTTGAAGGAATATACATCACTGATACTTTTGTTAAGACGGAATCAGAGAGACAGAGATTCATACTAGGCAACTTGAATGCCGATACTTCAGCTATGAGTGTTGAAGTAACACGTGGAACTATCACTGATGCATATCTTGAAGCAACAGACATAACAACAGTAAGCAATATTAGTAAAATATTCTTCTTAGAGGAATCAGAGACAAAGAAACCTGAGTTGATCTTTGGTGACAGTGTATTAGGTGAAGCATTAGTTAACGGAGATGTGATTGAAGTCACTTACCCCACATCTATAGGTGCAGGACCTAACGGACTGACTGGTTATAGCTTTGCGGGTACTGTAAAGGACTCTCGTAACGCTCCAATCACTTCAGGCATCACTTTGTCACTAACATCACCTCCTGATGGTGGTGCTGAACCAGAAACTATTGATTCAATCAAGTATTCTGCTCCTAAGTTCTATTCTAGCTTCGGAAGAGCAGTAACTACTAAGGACTATGAGGCAATCATACCTCAGATCTATCCTAATGTTCAATCTATAGTAGCATTTGGTGGTGAAGAGGCAGATCCACCAGAATACGGTAAAGTCATTGTTGTAATCAAACCTAAGAACGCAGATCGTCTGTCTATTTCCGAAAAAGACGTAGTACAGAAGAAAATACGTTCATATTCAGTAGGTGCGGTAGAACCAAAGATCATGGATCCATCAGTTCTCTATATTGACCTTGCTTCTTATGTTTACTTTAACCCAAACAACACAAGAAGGTCTCAAGAGGAGATCAAGCAGATTATTTACAGAACTATGGAGACATTGAATGCTTCCGCTGAGTTTAATAAGTTCGGTGGTAAGTTCAAGTACTCTAAAATTCAAAAGATCATTGATGATGCGGAATCAAGCATCACATCTAACATCACAAAAGTGAAAATGCGTAAAAACGTAACTATCTCTCTTAGTCAGAGATTTAATTACAAAATTTGCTACGGAAATAGAATTAATGCGGACTCTACTGCAGCAACACTGGAAACTAATGGTTTCAAACGTGCTGATGGTGGAAATCAGGTATTTTACTTAAATGACGATGGATTGGGAACTATTCGTCTTTACTATGTAAACACAGATGGTTCAAAACAGTATATCGGTGGTAACTGGGGAACAATAGATTATGCTAGTGGTGAAGTTACTATCAATGACCTTATTATTACTGAAGTGGTCAACTCTACTGACAATATTATACAATTCTCTGTAATTCCCGAATCTAATGATATCGTTTCTCTCAGAGAGACCTATCTGACACTAGGTATAGATAACTTAGTCGTTAATGTAATTGATGATGAAATTTCTAGCGGTAGTAATACCTCTGGAACAGGTGTAGTACCAGAATCAAGTTATAGTTAGTAATGCCAGCTGAGCAGTCGTCGTGGAAGGTTGCGTCGTGGGTCACACCTCAAACTGAGGTTACAGTAGACCCGATTGATGCATCGGTTTCGCCAGAATCAAGAACTAAAATCTCGGATAGACTAGAGGAACAGATACCTCAGTTTATCAGGGACGATTATCCTGACTTCATACAGTTTATGAAGTATTACTATCAAGGACTGGAGTTGAAAGGTAACCCAGTTGATATAATACAGAACTTAGATGAATATTATAACATAGACCGCCTGAATGACCTCGTAGAGAGCACTACAGCGTCCTCTGGGATCACTATTGATGCTTCTGTCATTGACGTAGGTAATACAAGAGATTTCCCGAAAGAAGGGTTAATATCAATAGACGAAGAAATCATATATTACAAGAGTAAGTCCCAAACACAGTTTAAAGATTGTGTCAGGGGGTTTCATGCCACTACTAAAGTTGGCACACTCAAAGAATACACATTCTCAACCTCTGTAGCAGCTACCCATGCTTTTGGAGCTACAGTTGTCAACCTAAACAACCTTTTACCTCTATTCTTACTTCAGAGGTTCAGGGATCAGTTTGCTGAGTCATTCCCAAGTAAGTTTGACCCTTCTATTGCTCAGTCATCAGTAACTAAGCGTCTTAAGGACTTCTATGCGTCAAAGGGTACATCAAGGTCATTCAAATACTTGATGAGAGTGCTATTTGGTACAGAGTCAGTAATTGAGTATCCTAAAGACAGAATATTCAAACCATCCGACGCATTCTATACCGTAAGAGAGATAATACGTGCTACAGCGATAAGCGGAAACCCTGTGGAACTTACAGGAGAAGTATTATACCAAGAGAACGATCCAAACGACTCAAATGTCAATTCCGCACGTATATACGTAAAATCTGTAGTCGAGGTGTTTACTGAGGACGGAAAGATCTATGAATTGGACGTTGACACGGAAAATGGCGATGGAAGTTTTACAACTCCGTATAAGACGCTTCTTTCTGAAGATCTAAGCTCCAATTTGACGGATAGTGTTATAACTGTTGACTCTACTATCGGATGGCCTGAAACAGGAGGCTCTATTCGTATAGATGATGAAATTATCAACTTTACTAACAAGACTGTAACGCAGTTCCTTGGATGTACTCGTGCTAGACATGATTCAGTCGCTGCTCCACATATATCTGGTTCTGACGTAACTTCTTCTTATGAAATCTTCGGATACAGTAATAGAGACCAGTCTAAGATTAGTTTGACTGTATTTGGCGGTACTAGAGGCATAGACATAGTAGATGGTGGAAAATATTACTTACAGGACTCAAAAGTCACAACTCCTTCAGAACCAGGCTTCGATTCACTAGATCCTATCTGGGAGAGCTTCATATACAACGTCAAGAAGCTATTAAACGGAACTTCGCTAGTTTTGGACACTCCCCTGTCTGATGGCTCCGTAGTTGCGAATATTACGACTGAACAGATACATGGATTAAAGCGTGAGGACACTATAGTCATATTGAACGCTCCAGAGGATGTATACAACGCAACATTCACTGTACGAGGTGTATCTACACAGAATGAGTTCAGTATCCTAATTCCTACTACTCCTATCCGTGGAGTGGACATAGGATTCTTGGTTACACGAGAATTTGCGAAATCTACATCAACTGATACATCTATCCGTGTATCATTAGAAGAAACTCCCTCTGATGTGCAGAATGTCTATAGATCTTCTGAGTATGCTATAATTGCGTCACCTGGCGTACCAGGTCATGAAATAGGACCGTTTCACGCAGATGACTTAGATCCTGGCAACCAGAGATACTTAAAACGCATTCCTCTCGAAACAATCACTAAATCTACTAAAACTCCGACTCCTGTGGGTCAGACTGGTATTGGTGTGAACGGTGTACCGTTTTTCTCATATAAGTCAAACGAAACAAAACTATTTGGTGGTGTAAAGTCAATTACCGTTGTAAATTCAGGATCTGGGTATGATATCACCAATCCACCGATTGTAGAGTTTGAACCCATCCACAGAAAAGGAACAGGGTACTTCCTTAACCAAAGAATCAGAAATAGTCTAGGATACAGATATAGAAACTTAGGAAGTGGTAAAACCGCAGAATTAGGAACAGAACCAACACATACAGGTTCAGATCCCGTACAAGACGGAACTTGTCTCTGGCAATATGAAGGATTGTCTGCTGAAGCGACTGTAAGCGTATCTGGTTCACTATTTGCGGTAAACGTAGATAATGGTGGATCTGGTTACACAACAGCTCCTACAGTAGGTATTGTAGGCGGTAGTCCTACAGTTGAAGCATCTGCGACTGCTACAATCACATCTGGAGTCGTAACTGCGATATCAGTGTCCGCACCTGGCTCAGGATACAGTTCTGTGCCTACAGTGGTAATATCTGGTGGTGGCGGTGAAGGTGCGGTTGCTACAGCGGTTGTTCGTGGTGGATTGACTGCTGAGGGCATAACAATCACAAATGCGGGTAGTAACTATAATGAAAGACCAGGTATCACTCTAGTGTCTGGATCTGGTGCTGTTGGTTACCCATCTATCGTAAATGGTAGAATCGTATCTATTATCTTGACATTTGGTGGTAGTAACTACTATGGTGCTCCTGATGTCGTTGTTAATGGTGATGGAGTCGGTGCGGTTGCTTTTGCGACTGTAGATTCAAGTACACAGCAAGTTACAGGTATTACGGTGACTAACGGAGGTGTAGGATACACTTCAGGTAGTACAACTGTCGATATCGTCTATCCTGGCTCTGGAGCAACGTTCCAAGTCGAATTACCAGTATTAACGAAGAACTTAGCCGCTAGTGCGGATGAAGTTGGAGATCCACTCTTTATATCACCAAAACAAGCAGATAGCAATAATGGTATCTCAATGAAGGGTGCTAACTTCGGAATCTACGGTGGAGAGTATGGATACCTCTATAATCCTAAAAAGATGCGTTTCTTACTTGGTGACAACGTAAGTGACACAACATATGCAGAATTAAACCCAACAAGGCATTCACCGATCATAGGATGGTCATTTGACGGACATCCCATCTACGGACCTTACGGATATTCAGATAACGAGAATAAGAACCCATATAATGAATTGAAGCAAATGATCAGCTCATATCGCATCAGATCAAACAGAGATGCGTTAGTTGGTGATGATTTGGCAAATACCGACAAGATGGGAACATATATTGAAGATTATGAATAT